AAGTTGTTAATGATTGACGGATCACTATTCAGGCTTAATCTAATAAAGGAATTTTCTGCAGATGTACAAACTACAACAGAAATTGAATTAGTCAAAGTATTAAAGGCTAAGAAACGAGCAGGAAAACAAATAATACAAGGCGCTACAAGCGTTATATATGTAGACAATAATATTGCTAGCCCACCAAATAATACAGGCGAAGATACGGGCGTAATTTCACAACCGATAAATAATTCAAATTTTCAAACAAACTTAATTATAGGATAATATGAGCTGCGACAAATTTAGTAGAATGATAATAAAGCGAGGGACTGGAAAGGCGACCATTCCCGTAAGTAGCGACCATCGAAATGGGGATTGGATAGCAACAGATGTATATGAAGGCGAGTGGTATCAAAATATTGCAGACGGACAAATGTACATACGCAATGGTTCGGATATTTTGGCAGTTGGCGACCCTGTTTTATTACAGCAAAAATTCACGGTTAAACAAACGGGAACGGGTGCGCCAGTTATAACAATGTTGTCCGATACATTCAATGGTGCGGGTACTATTGTTTGGACTCGATTGTCAGCTGGTGCGTACGAAGGTACTTTATCGGGTGTGTTTACAGCAGATAGAACTTTTCTACAAATTGACCAAACTAAAAATGCGGACGAACAAACTAGAATCTACAGAAAGACTACATCTAAAATAGAGATTAGAACGTTTAAAGGTGGCGCATTGACGGACGGCATATTGAATGAGAATAGTGTTTTACTTGAAATTTATCCATAATGGCAGAAGAAATAATATTTAAGGTCGGAGTAGACACGGGTAATTCAGCGGACGACTTAAAGAAAATCGACCAAGAATTAAAGAACATTAATACCGATTCTAAATCTGTAGGTGGAGATACGGCCGCACAATTTGAAGCGCTCAACAAGAAAGTTGAAGCGGGTAACATGACGATGCGCCAAAGTACGCAAGCCGTTAAGGAATACATGAGTATTGCGCTTGCTGCAGGTCGTGAAAGTCCTATTGGTCAAGCTGCGTTAAAAGAGGCTGCAGAACTTCAAGATAAGATTGGCGACTTAAAAGCGGAGGTTGCAAACCTAGCACACGATGGTAAGAATTTACAAGGGGCTTTACAATTAGGCGGGGCAGTTGCTGCTGGTTACGGCATAGCGCAGGGAATGATGGCGCTAACCGGCAGTGAAAGTGAAGATCTACAAAAGTCTTTACAGCAACTTATGGCGGTTACTACTGTTTTAAATGGAATTGAAACTATCCGTTTGGCATTAGAGAAAGAAAGCTCTTTAATGAAACTAAAATTAGCCATACAAAACAAAGCTATTGCAGCAACTGAGTGGATGGTAGCCGTAGCCACTGGTGCGACTACACTATCCATGCAAGGTTTAACTGTCGCCATTAAAAACATTCCTATTGTCGGTTGGCTATTAGCAATCGTTGCAGCTGTTATTGCAGTAATTGGAATTTTGTACGCACTATCAAAAGCAGAGGACGACTCAAAAGAAGTATCCGAGCAATTGACAGCCGCATACGATAGGCAAAAGGCAGCTATTGACAGGGTAAGTCAAGCGAGATTAAAAGGAATTGATAACCTTATTCGCCAAAGAACAGAAGAAGGTGCAAGCATTGAAGAAATTGGCAAGTTACAAATTGAAAGATTAAAAGAAGAAGAGGCTGCACGTAAGGAAAATGTAAAAACTGAGAAAGAAGCCATTGATAAGAAAAACGATAACTATAAAAAAGCGTTAAAGCATGGCAATTACGAGTTAGCGAAATCTATTCGCGATGAAGTTGATGAGCACAGAAAAAAGTACAAAGACTTAATCGGTCAAGAAGGGCAATATGGCGAAGATTTAAAGTATCAAAAAACAAAGACTGCCAACGATGTTAAAGCGCGTGAAGAAAAGGATGCGGAAGAGGCGGAACAAGCTCAGAAAGCAGCTAACGAGAAAGCAAAGGCAAGTAGAGAAAAGGCAGCGCAAACAAAAGCGGAGTTTGAAAAGACAATACAAGATTTAGTTATTGCTAATATTGTAAACGAAAACGAAAGAGCAATAGCCGCAATGAGTTTAGCTCAAGATAGAGAACGCTCAGAATTAATAAAAAAGTACGGCAAAAATACTGAATTAGAAAAGCAGTTGAAAACTAAGCAAGCCGCTGAATTATTTAAATTAATTGAAGCTCAAGATAAAACGGATAACGACGCTGTAGATGCTAAAACAAAAGAGGCAAACGAAAAGAAAATACTAGCAGACAAAAAACTTTCAGACGATTTATTCAAGTCTAAAAAAGCAGAATTGGAAGGTAAGCTGATTCAAATAGAAGATGACTTTGCGGCGGAAACTGAACTGAAAAAAGAACTTGCATTACTTGAACTTGAGGAGGCTAAAAAGAATAAGGATTTAACCGAGGGCGAATTATTCAAAATTGAAGCGGAATACAAAGCAAAAGTAGATAAGCTAAACGAAGACCAAGCAGCGAAAGAAAGACAGATGCGTTTAGATTCTGTTAACGATGCGATTAAATGGGCAGAAAAGAGTGTAAACGCTGTGCAAGAATTGTCCGACATGGCATTCGCGAACAAGATGCGTAAAGTTGAGAAAGGTAGTAAGGAAGAGGAGAAGTTAGCACGTAAACAATTCAAGATTAACAAGGCGTTACAACTTGCGGGTGCGATAATGGATGCGGGAAAAGCCGTAACAGCATCCTTGGCATACGCTCCAATTGCTATCGGTGCGGTTCCTAATCCTGCAGGTATTGCATCTTTAGCATTTGCAGGTGTTACTTCACTAGCGAATATTGCTAAGATTGCAGCGACTCAATTCGAAAGCACGACACCGCCCGCAACGAATGAACCGCCTGCCATACCAAACCCAACCGAACCAACGGCAAGTTTTCAGCCAATGACCGGAACATTAACAAATGGTTTGCAAGGTGGAAATACAAAGGTTTACGTTTTGGATTCCGATATAACGGCTCAACAAAATAATAGTTCCAAAGTAGAAAGTTTGGCTACAATGGGCGGCTAGAAAGTGCACCAATTTTTAAATATTTACTCTAACATATAGACAATGGCAAATTATTATAAAATAGTAGTTAACGAGAATGACGAAACGGGCGTAGATTTTAACGCATTCGTTGATGTTCCTGCGCATCTTAAAGGATTTATTGCATTTGGTAAAAATGAAAGAATCCAATACAATTTTAACGACGAAAAAAGATTAGTAACAGGTGTAATGATTGCGGCGGATTATCCTATTATTCGATTCGATAAGCAAATAGGCGAGCATTACGTTATTTTTGACGCACCAACTATTGATATTATCCGAAAGAAATTCTTTAAGAACGGATTTATTCAGAATGTGAATAAGATGCACGATCCTTCGCAAGTTATTTCAGGAGCTACTTTACTAGATTCTTACATCGCATCCAATTCAGATCCAAAACTTCCTAATATTCCGGAAGTATTTGAACATATGAATTTAGGAGATGGCACATGGATAGCAACTTATTTTGTAGAGGATGAGACTTTATGGCAGGAAGTTAAAAGCGGTAAGTTTAGAGGATTTAGTGTGGAGGGAATATTTGAAAAAAAGCAAATTAATATAAAAACAAATAAATTTAATATGGAGAAAAAATCATTTTGGGAAATGGCATTTGGTGCTAGTCCAAAAAAAATGACTTTCGCAAGTGCTACAACCGCAGATGGTGTTGTCGTTTCTTGGGAGGGTGATTTAGTAGAAGGTGTTTCGGTAACTGTTGAGCTAGAAGGCGAACAAGTTCCTGCACCTGAAGGAGACCACGAACTAACTTTAGAGGATGGACGTATTGTAGTAATCGTAGTTGACGGAATGGGCGTTGTAACTTCAATTACTGAGGTTATGCCTGAAGAAGAAATGTCGGTTGAAGAATTTAAAGCAGAAGTTGCTCAAGGAGTTGCTGAATTTGCTAAAGCTACAAACGAAAGATTCGCAGCAATTGAAGCAAAATTAGAAGCTGAAAATGCAGCATTGAAAACTGAATTAAACGCTATTAAAAAAGGCGATAAATTCGGAGCCAATCCAAAACAAACGGGTTCAGTTGAAAACAAATTAAGTGTAAATAATATATTAAATCTAAAAAAATGAGTTTAAAATCACAATTTAAAGAAAAGTTCGGCGTTGACCTGAACGAAATGATTACTCGCTTTGAGGCTACAAAAGCTGCAAAGGGGAAATTTGATTACGATGTAGACGGATTGCCAACATGGACTGACAATACACTACCTAATTTAACAAGTGACCTAGTAGGTAACTCGGAATTTCTTTCTGAACTTACTTTAGAGTCAGGTGTTAAAGGAACAAAGGAAATTGCGTTATTGAATGCAGATATTACTTTACAAGCGAAAGTAGGATGTACATCGACTCCAGATGGTTCTGTTGTATTTACCGACAAAGCATTGACTACACACTTGTTGTATTCAGGTGTTGAGTTTTGTAATGAAGATTTGAATACTAAAATGACACAGATTTTGAATGTGTTGGGTGTTAAAGCTCAAAACGGACAATTGCCTGCAGAAATCGAAACTATTTTGATGGCTTACTTGACTAAGTTGCTACAAAGAAAAGCGCAACGAGTTGTTGTTCTTGGAGACGAGTCTAGTTTAGATCCTGAATTAGCTTTGTTTGATGGTTTGATTAACCTTATTGAAGGTGACATTACAGTTGCTAACTTCACATCTACTGCTACAGCGGTAACAGCTACAAACGCTTACGATTTAGCTTACGGAGTTTTTACAAAAATCAATCCTGAAATCTTCGACAACGGAATGGCAGTAAGATTGTATACAGGACGTAAAGAGGCTCTATTGATTCTTAAGCAATGGAATGATACAAATCCTTATTCTCAAGTTGATGTGCCAATGGGTGGTACATCTATGCGTTTTATGTTGCCATTGACGGGTATTGAAGTAGTAACATTACCTGAACTTAACGGATTGGATGCGATGTACGCTATTCCTACATCACTTGCTTTCTTAGGTGTTGACGATGAGGCTGACATGGCATTAGAAATTAAGTACGATGACTACAACGATAAGTTGAAAGCAGAGGCTTCTTTCAGACTTGGAACTCAAATCGTTTGGGGTAAATATTTCACTAAATTAATTCTTGCATAACGATGGGTTGTGAGATAACATCAGGCTATAATAAGGTGTGCGACTCTCCGGGTGGAGTCGACACTTTTTATGCCTTCGCCGTGAAGGATAGTACCGGCGCAAGTAACTATGCAACATTTACACAAGCGAATGGAGAGGTTACGGCTTTGACATTGGTGACGGGTAAATTTGCATTCCCTTTCAACGTAGAAATGGAAACAGCGTCTTTTACAGATACAGGTGCGGGTGAAAGAACTGCAGGAGCTTATTCACGAACTCAGGCAGGTACTGCAATGTTGCACGGAAATACAGCTGCAATGATTACAGACATCGAAGCAATGGGTAAAGGTCGCCACGCTGTGATTGCTAAATTGAACGATGGAACATACGAGTTATTCTTTGCTGAGAATGGCGCTAAGGTTTCAGACGAAAGAGCAACAGGAACAGCATACGAAGATATGAATGGCACTACGCTTACATTTGCAGGAAAAGAGAAAACAAAGGCTTGTAAAATTTCAAGCACTATTGTTTTAGCTTTACTAGACTAAAATTTATTAGGGGGTTGGAATTAACTAGCCCCCTTTAATTTCTTAAACATGGCTAGAATATACCACGAAAAACTCGGATTTATTGAGTTAACAGAAGAAATCAAAAGTATTAAAAAATCAAAAGAAAAGGCAAATGATATTACTGAACAAATCACAATCGAACAAGATTTGCCTGACACTAAGCGAACTAGAAAATCCAA